GCCAACCAGTCGCGCCGGATCGCTTGAATCTGGTGGTGGAAGTGGCCGGTCAAGCCATCGATATTTCAGGCGCTGGGGTTTGACATGCTGACCAAGGCTGATTTTCAAGCCGCCATCCGCGATTCGATAGCCGCCTACCCGGCCATCGCGCCGCTGTACCAGGCGGGCGATCCGCGCGTCATGCAGCATTTGGACGCGATGGCGACCATGATGGCGATGCTCTCGGCGCAAATTGAAGTGGCGCAGTCTGAACCGTTCGAGAAAACGCGCGATGCGACGGTGCTGGCCGATGCTGCCATGCGCGGGATTGTTCGCAAAGGTACGCCCTCGCGGGTGCGTGTTCGTGTCGTCAATACCGGTTCAGACGCTTTCACAGTGGAATCTGGTCGCACGCTGCTGGATTCGTCCGGCCTGCCGTGGCGAGTCGAAACCGCATCGTCCGTACCAGCAGGCGGCGAGGCCACGTTTGAGGCCAGTCAAATCAGCGCCCATGCCGTTCAGCATGTGGTCAACGGTTCCGAGCCGTTCTACGCCATCCCCATCCCTGCGCCAGACGATGACAGCCACTTATGCGCCATTGCCGTGTCCGATGCGGACGGCACGTATGAATACCGCGACCGCTATGTCAACACCGAGGCGGGCGAGCGCGTGTTTCACGTTGAAGCCGACGACCGCCAGCAAGTCTACGTCCGTTTCGGTTTTGACGGCGTGGTTGGCGTGCAGCCGCATGACGGGCAACACATCACGCTAACGGTGTTTACCACCGCAGGCGAGGTCAGCCCGTCCTACGACAGCCCGTTCAGCTTCGAGTACTTGGGTTCGCCTTTGGAAGCAGCCATCGAATTGCGTATGGATGCGCTGCTGGCCGCTGGACAAAACCCCATCCCCATGTCGGTGCTGCGCGATCTGGCGCGCTACCCGTCGGTCTACGACAACAACGCGGTATTCCTAGGAGAGTTCGATTTTCTGGTGCGTCGCAAATTCCCGAACCTGCAATTCCTGTCGGTCTGGAACGAATCGGCGGAAGAGCAAGCGCGCGGCCCCAGCATGGACAACATCAACGCGCTGTACGTCGCGTGCTTGTCAAGCGAAGGCGGCGAGCAGGTGTTGGCAGAAGATGACCCGAATACGCCGGTTGCGCCCGCGCGTATCGCCAACGACACCCTTACACAAACCCAGCGCGACATTCGCGCCGCGATTCTGGCCTCTGACGACAGCTACCGCGTGTATTTCGTTACGCCCGTGCGCTCAAAAATCCGCATGACCGTCCGTGCTCTGGTATCGACCTCCTACATGGCGTCCGACGTGCGTCAGAAAATTGCCGAAGCGCTGCTGGCTGAATTTGGCATCCATTCAGCGACATCGCGCCGTGGCCGCCAGCGCCCGCTCTACCAGCGCATCTACGCATTGCTGCGCCAGAAAGTCGCGGCGTTGTCTGACGGCGAGGCCGATTTGACCGTGAGTATCGTGGAGCCGGAATCGCTCCTGGCGCGGCCTGAAATGTGGCGCTATCTGGACGCCGACAGCCTGAACGTACAGGTAGAAACTGCCAACATTGTCACCCCATCCTGGGGCGGGTAGCCCATGATGACATCGCTGGATTTCCCAAACGCGCGACTGCCGCAGCTTGCGCCGCTGGCGCACAGCTACGCCGAAAACGCCGTCGAAGCCGACCTGAAACGGCTGTTTCTCGACCTGTTTCACACCTATTTGGCAGCGGACACGTTCGAGGTGAATGTGCTGGGTGCAGCGCACTTGGGGTCATTTGACCTGGTGCGTCGTGCGGTCAACACCGACGGCCTAGTGCTGATGCAGGGCGACCGCGAAGAGGCCGCCACGCGCTACCTGTACCGCGCGTGGAAATCTGGCAATTTACAGGGGCGCGGTCTGCATTTTTTGCGTACCTACCTGCAAATGCTGTTTCCGAACCAGTGTGAGGTCGAACAACTCTGGCAGGATAAAAACCACGCCTACCCCACGGCGCTGTACAGCACCAAGCCGAGCTTCGCCTGGTGGTTGCATCAAATCGGCGAACCCGGCCTGAAACTGGATGGTTCCTGGGGACTTGGCCGTCGAATCGAGGACGCGAGTGAGAGCCGCAAAGACCGGCGCACAGACACCAGCGGCATGTTTTTGACCAGCCGCATCCTGATTTCGCTGGGTTTCGACGTGGATACGCAGTCCGTCGCCAAGCTCATCCAGATTATCAAAGACGTGATTCCGGCGCGTCTGGTGCCGATGTTCCGCTTCTGGCTGAACGTATCTTTCGTTCTGACCATGCTGGCATCCTGCAAATTCTGGATGCGTAAAGACATGTTGGCGCGTTACCCGTGGTGCGGGCGGGTCATCACCGCCGAACCCTCCGGGTGCTGGCAGTTGGGCGCGGATGGCCAGTATCCAAGGCTGCCGCAACCGTTCGGCAGGTTCAAGCTGGGGCGAAAAGTCGGCCACAAATCGAACTGGCGTTTACGCGGCTGCCGCGTAAGCGGCACGCAGCACATCACGATTAACGCCGAAGCCGCCGCCTGGCGCGTGGAGACGCTGCCGAACGAGACGTTCAAAGTCATCACGCCTACACTACCCACCAAACTCTACCGCCGCACACGCCGCGTGGACGGCAGTTGGGCGGTGGGTTGTGGCCTGCACGTCGGCACGTTTCGTCTTGACGACACACGACGTCTGCCGAATCGGAAAATGGCCGAAACCCTGCGCTTCGGCCAATTCAAAATTCGCGATCATCCGCAGTCCGTTCTGGTGCCTGTCACCCCCGCCCGCCTGACACTCTCCGGCGCGTGGAAGCTGGGAGGCGCGAAGAATGCGGAATTTGAGATTTACAAAATCCAAGGAGCATGACGGTGTCCGAAGCCGTAGTCGTTGACAGTCATCGCCAGCGCGTGGCCGCCCACATGGCCAATGCCGGGGCGCTCAAGCCCATTGCGTTCATTGCCTACGGCGATGGCGGCCACAACCCGGACAACACCGCCAAGCCCACCGCCAGCGCGGCCACCAGCCTGTATCACGAGGTCAAGCGCAAACCTGTTACCGCGCTGATTCAAGAAGACCTTTACTCGGCGACCGGACAAGGTGTCGCCGAATCCGACGACCTGCCTGCCAGCGTGCTATCGGAAGCTGGTCTGCTGGATGCCGATGGCAAGCTGATTTGCTGGAAAACCTTCGCGCCGAAGTACCTGGAAAACGGGGAAACCTACGGTGTCAATCTGAAAATGCGCTTCTGAAAGGAACTGTTCCCATGTCGCTTCCCAACCCGACCATCACACCCATCCCCAGTAATGAACCGGATGCCGTTCCGGCGCTATGGAACACGCGCTACACGGAAATCGACGAAAATTTTACTGCGCTAGACGCGCGCCAGGTCAGCGTCGAGCAGGCGTTAAACGACGCCAAAGGCGATGCCCCCAGCTTTGCCGAACGGGTAAATCAGGTTGCGCAAGCTGTGCAAGACCTGGGCGGCGACGTTGGCAACCTGCAAGGCATGACTGCCCCGATGCTGGCGCGCGCGGTGCGGCTGGATTGGGACTATTCGGGCAACAATATCAGCCTGGAAATGTGGGCGGGCGATTACACCCTGATGGATATTTCCCCCGTGCCGGTCATTTCTGCCATCGCGGGCGATGATTCCATCGATGTCGCCGATTCCAGCGTTTTTGCGCCGGGGCAGAATTACGTCATCCATGACGCAGACCACGCCGAGCCAGTTCGCGTTCAATCTGTGTTGACCGCCAACCGCATTCGCATCGCTGCGCCACTGGCAAACGCCTATGGCGGCGCGGGCGCGTTTCTTGCGCGCACGTCGTTTGCTGTGAACAACGGCACCGCGCAAGCCAAACCCGGCGCGGCCTGGTTCAGCAAGCCCATCAATCTGGGATTTGATGCCGTCAAACGTGCCGTCGTCATTCGCCGCACGTCCACAGCCTCTACTGTGAGCGTTGATTTTTTGGTTGACGAACAATGGGTAAACGCGCCGCTCGCCTGGACGCGCGAAGGCGGCAAAGTGCCTGCTGGCGTCATCGATTGCGAATACGAACTGGCTGTCAGTGGCGATACGTCCTTGCGCGTCACTGTCTCTGGCGGCAGCGGCGATACCGAGATTCGGCACATCATCGGTCTGGGAGCGGCGACAGGCTTGCGCGGCCAGCACACGCCACCACTCAAACCCGTCATGTCCCACCCGGTTGAAGGTGCACAAAACCTGACCGACCGCCCGACCATGACGCTGACCGGCTATGCGTCACCTACCGGCACGCCGGTTTCCGCGGTGCAATTCCAAGTATCCGATAGCGCTGATTTTTCTGACATCATCATCGATAGCGGCACACAGGAAGGTGGTCTGTCCTGGCAGGAAATAGGTTTGCGCCTGCAACCGGCTAGCGTCTACTACGCACGGGGCCGGGCGCGCGACGATGAGGGCGCGTGGTCGCCGTGGTCTGATCCAGTTTCGTTTACCACTGCGGCCTCTTTTGTCTACGTGCAAACACCCTCAAACGTCGGCCCCGCCAACAATCTGACCCACGTTGCCGATACGCCCATGCTGTCATCGAGTAGCTTTGCCGTCTACGCTGGCACGGACACGCATCAAGCAACACAGTGGCAAATCCGCGAGGCAGGCGCGTCTTACGACGATGCGGCGACGCTGGATACAGGCGAAGACGTGGCGAATTTGACCACGCTGACCGTACCTGCTGGCATATTGAAATCCTCAAACACCGAATACCTGTGGCGTGTACGCCACAAGGGCGCTGCCATCGGCTGGTCGGAATGGTCGGTAGAGACCAGATTTACGACCAAAAAGAATTTTGGCACGGTAGTTGGCATCGCCCTGGTCTCGACCGGTGCCACTTCCGGCTCTTGGGCGCGCATTGATGAGGACGGCAACGCAAAAGCGACCAACGCGGCGTTCTTCAACGCACATCCAACCTACGCGGGCATCGTGAACCAGACCATCGACGGTCAGGCCATGATGAAAATACCCGCCTTCTACATCAAAACCGGCCTCGTATCTACCGGTGCCTATGTTGGCAAACGGGCGATCTGGGTATCAGACAAAAAAGAAACCGGATTTGAATTGCACCCCGCCTTCAAACGTGCGGGTGCTGACATCAAACAATACTGGGTCGGCAAGTACCAGGGTTCCAACGCGGCGGGCAACAAACTGGCGTCCGTGTCTGGCGTCGCGCCGCTGGTATCCATCGACTTTCCAACCATGCAGTCCCGCGCCAACGCGCGTAACACGGGCGGCGTATCGGGCTTTTCGCTCTGGAATATTTACCAGCTTTCCGCCATCCAGATGCTGGCGCTTATCGAATTGGGGAATCCTGACGCCCAGACGCTGGTAAGCCAAGGCCACTCAAATAGTTCGGGCGCAACCAACGTTGATGCGTCACCCACGTCACAAGCCTCATGGCGCGGCATCATTGGGCTGTGGTCGAACGTCTGGCAGATGGTCGATGGCCTGCAAACCGACGCGAACCGGAAGTACAAAATCTGGGATAACCAGGGCAACAAGACCTGGGTGACGACCAATCAAGTCGCGCCGTCCGCGTCGGCGTCCTGGATCGTCACGATGTCGGATAGCGCTGGCGCGAATTACGACCTGTCGCAGGTGTTCGTGCCAGCCACCATCGACGGTTCCGCGTCAAACGGGACATACGCCGATGGCTTCTGGTCGAACGCCAATTGCGTCGCCTACCACGGCGGCGATTGGCACAACGGAGCGCTTGATGGCTTGTTCTGCCTCACTGTCTACTATTCAGCGTCCGACGTCGGCACGAGTGTCGGCGGCCGCCTCGCAAAGGTGTAACGGGTTATGTAACCTGTGTCATGAATCGGTTTGGCGAGCGCGCCAAGCGCGCCGCCTGTCACAAAAGGAATACATCATGGAAATTCAAAACGGCAGTCTGGTGGTGGAAGTCGAAGGTGCCACGATGACGGTACCGCTGCCGGAGGTGGTGGCTACTGCGCAGGTCAAAGCGTATCTTGTCCCGGAAGGGTATCGTCCCGGACGGCTGTTCGTGTCAGTCACCGAACCGGGACAACCAGAGGAAATCCCGGCGTGTGACCAAAGTCTGGTTGAACTGCTGGGCGAGGCGACGCTGGAACCCGCGGATTCGGCCGTGCTTGAAGCCGCCCGTGCCGCCAAACGCATTGAAATCAATACGGCCTGCGATGCTGCGGTAGCAAAACTGGCCGCGTCGTATCCAGAACGGGAAATCCAGTCTTGGCCCCAGCAGGTCAAAGAAGCCGAAGCGCTCGCCGGTGACGCCGATGCGCCCGCGCCGCTTTTGGCGGCCATCGCCGACACGCGCGGGCTGCCGGTATCTGAACTGGCCGAGCGGGTATTGACCAAGATGGCCGCCTACGCGCAAGCGTCCGGTGCGCTTATCGGCCTGCGGCAAGCATTGGAGGATGCGCTAGACGACGCCGAAACCCTGGAGGCCATTGCTGCTATCACTTTCGAGGCGCAAACGCAATGAAAAAGAAGGTGTGGCGCTACCGGCTCGAACGTCCCGCCACGGCAACGTCCCCGCGTCTGGCCGATATTTGTTTCGGCAACGACTGGCTATCGATTTATCGCGGCAAGGTGCGCGTCAGCGAAGGCTACGCCTGGGATGGTTGCTCGCCTGCATTTCCCGTCCCGCATACGCGCCTGTGGCTCGGTCCGCCCGATGGCCCGCTCGGCACCGATGGCCGCCCCGCCGCCTGGCGTGCGTCGCTTTTTCACGATGCCCTGTGCCAATTCCGACGCGACATTCCGACACTGACCAAGGCAGCAGCGACGGCGCTTTTCGCCCAAGCGCTGGTCGATGCCGATGCGCCTGCCTGGATGCAGCGCCTATATCCATTGGTCGTATTCCGTTTCGGCCCGCAGGACTTCCCCGGCGACTGTGCAACCGCGTTATGACAGACCCGCACCTGAAACTCGTCGCCAAGCTGGAAGAACTGGACACCTATACACACACCGTACTGCACCAGTTCCCCAAGCTGGAAAGGCATTTGCTCTGCGCCGATATGCGTGCCGCCATGAACAGGATGCACCGCTTGACCGTGGTGGCGTGGAAGCGCCGACAAAAGGCGTCGGCACTCTTTGACCTGGACGTAGAAATTGAAACATTCCGGCGCAGTATCCGTAAAGCGCATCGCCTTGAGTATATCAACACGCATCGACTGGAAATCTGGATGAAGCATACCAACGAAATAGGCCGCATGGTCGGCGCGTGGATCAAACACGAAGGGGGAGCGGCCATGTCGTAGCGTTCTTCTCGGTTCCTTGAAAGGGCAAACGCTTATAACGGCGGCAATTGGAACAACGGAGCGCTTGATGGCTTGTTCTGCCTCAATGTCAACAATTCAGCGTCCAACGTCAACACGAGTGTCGGCGGCCGCCTCGCAAACGACTGACGCCAGAAGGCGTACAGCCCACGGGCTGGCGTCCAGTGCTTATCCTTTGGAGCCTTTGTCCAGACCATGCTGTCGAAGATCAACAGGGCGGCTGCGGCCAGTAACCGGCAAACCGGCGAACGTGGCGGCGCCCGACCATTACCGAATCCTAAAATATGCCACGTACCGCCAATGGACTGTGGGAAAACCTGACCACCTTTGAAAATCTGTATCTTGCCTACCTGGGCGCGCGTGACGGCAAACGCTATCGCAACGAAGTCATGCGGTTTTCAATCGAGGCCGAAGAAAGCCTGTTCAACATTCAGAACCATCTGATCTGGAAATCTTGGACGCCCGGATCACAACGCGAGTTCGTCGTTCGTGAACCCAAACTGCGCCTGATTCAAGCGCCGCCCTTTCAAGACCGCATCGTTCATCATGCGCTGGTAAGGGTCGTGGAGCCGCATTTCGAGCGCCGCTTCATTGCCGACAGCTACGCTTGCCGTGCAGGTAAAGGCACCCAGCGTGCCGTGATGCGCGTGCAACATTTCCTGCGCGTGGCAAAACGCAACTGGGGCGACGGCCTATATATTGTGAAAGCGGACATCAGCCGGTATTTCGCCAGCATTCAGCATCACGTCCTCATGCAGGAGGTCGAGCGCGTCATTGCTGACCCAAACGTGTTCTGGTTGTGGCGGCAAATCCTTGGCGGCTACGGACACGAGGCAGGCTTGGGGCTACCGGTCGGCGCACTGACCAGCCAGATCGGCGCGAACATCGTCCTGAATCGCCTCGATCACGCTGTCAAGGACGTCATGGGTGTGCGCTTTTACGCGCGCTACATGGACGACTTCGTGGCCGTGTTGCCCGACAAACCAAGCGCCCAGCGCGTGCTCCGGGAAATGGAGCGCGTGGTCAATGGGCTGGGGCTGTCGCTGAACCCAAAGACGGCAATCCACCCGTGGCAGCGGGGCATCGACTTTTGCGGCTACCGCACCTGGCCGACACACATTCTGCCCCGTAAACGCAATATCAAACGCGCCCGCGCCGACTTCCGGCGGCTCATGGGTCAATACTTTGATGGCGAAGTCAGCCTGAACGACGTGCGTCAGCGTGTTATGTCGTTTCTGGCCTACGCGAAGCACTGCCAGGCACAACGCACCATCGAAGGCGTACTTGGCGACTTGGTGCTGGTGCCGGGGTTGCGTGATATTTCCGAACGGTTGGCATCGGACGACTGATCTGCTTTTGCGCGGCTGTAGCCGCAATAGCAGGAAAATTCGCAACGTTCACGCCCTGGGCGGCTTCCATAATCCAGACAACCATAAACCGACTGGAACCGCCGCCATGAAAAACCTGCTGTTCAGCTTTGAAGACCTGTCTTCCAAAGACAAGGCCGTGCGCCAGACGGCTCGCTACTTTTCGCGTGCAGGCGCAACAGTGGTGCAGCAGGAAGTGTTGACGGCGGTCAAACGCTCAGCGGGCATTTCATACCGGGAAATGGCGCTGACCTTCGCCGATTCGCAGCAAGTCACCCTGCGCGTGAAACAATCGGGCGACATTTTTCAGGTCTTGCTCAACGGTAAGGTCTTACCCATTAAAAACCAGGACGACCACGTAAAGGCCATCGTCGAAATCGTGCAGGCGATGGACGCGGGACGCACACGGTTTCAGAAAATCCTGGCGCTCGCCAAAGTACGCCCGCCCGCAGGCATCCGTACCGCCGCGCCCAAAATGGCGCAGGTGCTGACCGAAAAACGCGATGCGCTCAAGGCGGCGATTGCCGATGTGCGCGGGCAGATTGCAGCGCTGCGTCAAGGGCTGCCTACTGGCGCTTGAATGGTGCCGTGACGTTTTCTCTTTTGCAACAGACTGATCTGGCTTGTTCAGCATGACAAAAGCATCCATAACCGGACAAGTCTGGTTTGGCAAAGTCAAAGGCCACGTCGGCGAAGCCAAGGGGCGCTTGACAGCCGATGCACGCCAGCGTGCGCAAGCCGAGAAACAGGGTTCAAAATCGGTCATCCTCACAGATCGCGAACTGCGTTCTGGGCTGGATGCGGGCAAGGTACTGTTTACCACGCTCAATGGCGGGGTCACGCCAATTACCGCCAACGAACTGGCGACCTTCCGCCACAACATGCAGCTTGCCAAGCGGCAGGCGGGATTCAAAGGGGGCGGCATTACCGCCCGCCAAGTCATTGACCTGGCATCGGCCAAACCGCTGCGCTATGCCAGCGACCAACCGGGCGGCGCACAAAGCGACATCGACAAGGCCAAGCGCGAAATCACGACCGCCATTCCGGTGTCCACGCGCGATGATGAAGTGCGCTTTATCACCAACGCGGGCAAGGATTCCAAGGCAGGAAGACATCACGTCACGATCCGGTTCATGGAGTTCCGCAACGCTGTTGATGCTGTCGTGGCGGCGGGCGACGACCCCAAAGCGCCGCACCGCGCCGCCGACAAAATGCGCAAAGGGGCGCTGAAATTTGATTGCACCTGCGAACGCCATCGATATTTCCTGCGCTACGTGGCGACCATCGGCGGATTTAACGCTGGGCGTGACGAGACAGGTTTCCCCAAAATCCGCAACCCCAATCTGAAAGGTGTCGCCTGCAAGCACGTCCTGCGTGCCATGACGGAACTGGAATCGTCCGGCATGGCGTTGAGTTTTCTGGAGCAACACCTGGCGCGACAGGTGTCGGCTTACAAGGGGCGCATGCAGGCGCGTCAAAAGGAAGCCGAAGCGACGCTTGCCGCCAAGAAACGGCCTACACGCATCAAAACCAGCGAGGAGCGCAAGGCCGAGGCGCAGCGTGCTAGAGACCGGCGCGAGACAGCGCGGGCGGCGAAAACAGCCGAATTGAAACCGCCAAAGAGAGCTGCGAACCCATCTCGCCGCTCTATAAATGCAGCAGCCACCCTAGCCGCCCAATTCGGTATATCGTCTGAGCAAGTGCTGGAAATATTGTCGCAAGCCAGCAAGAAAGCGTAACTGTGCGTCGAGCTGCTCATGTTGTATACGGCTCAAGAAATCTGATGAGTATGCTCAAGGATTTTTCAGTATCTTCAGCGTAGCTTTTAGCGCAAGTTGATTTATAACCAATTGAAAATAAACCTATACATACCCCTGCATCATGGGGGTGTGGGTAGCACCACTGGTTTTACTCATCAACGTCAACCCATCAAACGCCTAGAGCGTCAATATGATCTTGCCGACGTGTGCACCGGCCTCCATCATGGCGTGCGCCTGCGCTGCCGCCTCCAGCGGGAAGGTGGCGTGTACCACGGGGCGGATGGCGCCGTTGGCAAATAGCGGCCAAACAACGTCGCGCAACTGTTGGGCGATGGCGGCCTTGAAAGGCACGGGACGCGGCCGCAGTGTGGAGCCGGTAATAGTCAGGCGGCGGCGCAATATGTGGTTGGCGTTGAGGCTTGCCTTGGCGCCGCCCAATAGCGCGATGATGACCACGCGACCGTCGTCGGCCAGACATTCCAGGTTGCGGTTCAGATAGTCGCCTGCCACCATGTCCAGAATCACGTCCACACCGCGCCCACCGGTCACACGCTTGATTTCCTGCACGTAATCCTGGCTGCGGTAGTTGATGGCCAGCACTGCCCCCAGCTGCTCTACGGTGCGGGCGCGCGCGTCGCTGCCGACGGTGGCGTAGACGGTGCGGCCCAGCGCCGTGGCAATCTGGACGGCGGCGGTGCCGATGCCGCTGGCGCCGCCGTGCACCAATAGCGTTTCGCCCGGTGCCAATTGGCCGCGGTCAAATACGTTGCTCCAGACCGTAAAGCAGGTTTCCGGCAGACCGGCAGCCTGGTCGTCGGTCAGCCCGGCGGGAACCGGCAGGCATTGCTGCACGGGTACGACGCAATATTCAGCGTAGCCGCCGCCGGCCATCAGCGCGCAGACATGATCGCCCACTGCAAATCCGCCCGCTGCCGCATCGCCGGCGACGATTTCCCCCGCGCACTCCAGCCCGGGCAGGTCCGATGCGCCGGGCGGCGGCGCGTAATGGCCCTGCCGCTGGAATACGTCGGGACGGTTCACGCCCGCAGCAGCGACCTTGATCAGAACTTCGCCCGCGGCCGGCACGGGAACGGGACGGTCAACCGCAACCAGCACCTCGGGGCCGCCGGGGCGGGAAATTTCAATGGCACGCATAAGACAAGGCTCCTGATGGCAAAGGGGTGTTCACCCCGTAATCAAGCCAGTGATTATGCCGCCTGGTGACGCCGCTGGCGGAAGCGGTGAGATTCGAACTCACGAGGGCCGTCAAGCCCCGCCGGTTTTCAAGACCGGTGCATTCAACCGCTCTGCCACGCTTCCGTGGCGCGCATTGTATCGGCATTCGACAGGGCCAAACGGGTTCGCGCACGATTTACGCCGCCTCAATCTCCGCCGCTTGCCCGCATGACCTTGAAGGAAGCACTGGCCTTGCACAGGAGCTTGCCCTGCAGGTCGCGGATTTCGCCTTCGCAAAAAGCGATTGACTTGCCCCGCCGCAGGCAGTGTCCCGTCACAATCAGGTCGGTCAGGCAGGGCTCCATGAAGCGGGTTTCCATGGTGATGGTCGCCATGCCCAGCGTGTCGGCTGCACCGACGCGCGCTGCGGCGCTCATGGTGAAGTCCAATACGCTCATCAGCGCGCCGCCGTGCAGATGGCCGCGGCTGTTGCGCAGGTCGTCGCGATACGGCAGGCGGGTGCGCGCGTAATTGGCTTCGACGTGTTCAGGAACGACGCCCAGCGCA